TCTTCAAGATGTTCTGTTTCATTTAAAGCCTGATAAAAATGTTCTTTCATCAAGTATATGTGATCTGCACCACGTAACCCAAGTGATTCTCGAAAATGTAATACGCTAATAAATGAGAAGTAAGGTGCTCTTGCTATCACCTCTAGAACCCAGAACCTCTGGAAGTCTCTACCTCTATATAAAAAATCCAAGATGTAGATAGTTACATCAAGGATGATTGTGTTAAATTTTTTCATACCCAAGCGTAATTCATAGATGTAAATAGTGCCATACAAACTATCCCGAATAAGATAGTAGTTGATCTAACTGGTAAATCTTTCATTTTACTAATTCAAACTCTACATATTATATAGGTAAAATTACTTATTGCCAATACTCATCTAGGATATCAAGACTTTTGTTTAGATAATTGTTGGCCCCCTGACATTCCCACTCTCCCATCTCTCCAATCTCGCATTTATAATGCAATTCTCTTTTGAGTTGCATGAGTTTATTTGTCATTGCAACTTTATCTAATCTACCATTCATCTTAATCCTCCTTGATACAATACTCTGCAGCATGTGGGTGACCAACTAATTCTGGTAGGTCTTCCCTTGCTTGCCTTATAGCATTATATGCATCATCTGCATACTCACATATTTCATGATGTTCATTTTGTAGGTCATGATAGCCTACGGTATAGTGGGACATGATCTTTCAACTCCACAGTACAATTGTATTTATTGTAACAGTGTGGATATTTTCATTAAATGTCAGAGAACTTGGATAACTCCCACTATCTCAGGAAATTTTGTAACTAAATGTTTTTCAATTCCCATCTTTAAAGTTTGAGCACTCATATAACAAGTCTCACAAGCACCGGTCAATCTTACTTTTACTATGGCTGCTTTTTCGTTTTCTTTGATACCATAATAATCTCTAATTGCTTCATCTAAATTATAATCTATCTCTACAAATTCTAAGTAACCACCATCTGCTTCGATGTATGGTCGCATTTCATCTAACGCTTCATTTATAATTGTTGGTGTTAGTTCTTCTTGCATTCTTCATCAGGGTGCTTACAAAAACTTGGTTCCACATCATATCCTCTTTCATAATCATACTCATCTAAAACAACCACTGGTGCAACAACCGAATGGAATTCACGGAAGTATTCCATCCGATCTTTAGCATACTTACGTGGTTCTTTTTTACTCATTCTTCTATATCAAAATACCATTTTATAGATTTGATGTAATCAAATGTACAAGACAAATCAAAATCACAATTAGTATTGTACTTTCTATCGCATAGAAAGTTTCTCAGTTTTTCAACTGATTCAAAAGTACCTTGATGACGTTCATTGTTATCGTACAAATGATATTTCATTAACAGTCCTTACTAAGATCCTCTGCCATGTTACCACCTATATCTGCACCTTGGTTACCACCAAACATTGCTACCCAACCAGCAGCAACCCAACCAACAAAGGGAATACCAGAGAGAGCAGGAGCAGCACTAGCACCAACACTGGTACCCACGAGTCTGCCTGTTCCTTCTGCTGATCCAATTGCTTTGATGCATGCTTCACTTTTTCGTGCAGCAGTTATATCTGCTGCCTCCTTTTGAGTTAAGCCTGGTGTTCCGTCTAACCAAGACCTATGATTGGATACAGGGCCACCCTGATTAATTGAACCATCCATGAAATACTCTTCTGTAATTACAGTAGTTTCATTTGCAAGTCCTAAGAAACCACCTTTCTCTTTGATGTCCTTAGTAATGAATGCTGTCTTCGGATCGTTTGCTTGATAACTTAACTTATATCCATCCTTAGTTGCTGATATAGCATATGATGTATAGTCACCTACAGGAATGTCTATATTGGGTAACTGACTTTCAGTTTTTCTACTAGCAATATATCCTATCATTCCCAGATGAGATACTGCAAATAAACTACCAACCACTCCGATGGATATCCACTTTATGTTATTCATTTTCCGTCAGGGATTATTTTAACAGGTGCTGATTCAATACGAACCACTTGTGCAGGTGCAGTTTCTGATGCTTTAGCGATTAACATTTCCATATCTTTTTTAGATATGTTTGCACCGCCACCGCCAGCAGCAGCATTTTTATTCTTTGCTGTCTGAATGCCGAAGCTAGCCAAAACTCCTGTAAATACTGAAGCGATAAATGTCGGGTCAATATTTTTTTGTGGGAAGTTTGGGATAGCCACGTAATTTAATGTTAGGATTCCACCGCTCCAAATCAAAATTCCAAGTCTCACAAAAGTTGAGAAGATTTCCATTTGCTCTTCTTTATCATGTGAGAATTCTTTTAATTTAGCGAAAGGGCCTTTCTTTTTGGTCTCTTCCTTTTTTACTTCTTCTGTCATGAAATCAATATATATCTACTCTATATATAGACATTTAATCTCAATTTAACTTTAGAAAGGTGCTTTAGGTAAATCAATACCAGTTGGTGCTTGATCTGCTTGTCTTTCAGTTGGTGCTTGTAATGGTGTAGCACCGCCTGTAAAGTCTGGTAGTGCATCACCAATTCCACCACCTATAGATGGCATCACTGCTTCCATTACTTTGCTTTTAACGTTTTCGATAATCGCATCCTTGCGTATGAATACGTAACCAGCAAGACCAATAACGGTGAGAGAGACAACACCACTTGCAATAGCGATTCCATTTACTATTTTTTGCATTGCTTTAAATACTATTTAACACTTGTAGTATAGTATGCTTCATAATATTTGACAAGTCCTGACGTAGTGTATTGTCTTTTAACCCAATCATCAGCACATTCATAGATTGATGTATTAGAATAGTCTCCCTTACCAAAGTGTTTGAAGAGAACTAATAATGCTTGTTGACGAAGATTCATTTGATCTTCTGAGTAATCAATTTGATCCATTTTTATAGTTAATTAAGGGATTTGAAAAAAAGTATTACCACACCGATCATTGCTAATCTTCCATTGACTAGTTCAGCGTATTTCCAGTATGAATGTTCAAAATCCATTAGATTAATCCTGCTGATCCTGCTATCGTTCCTATTATAACAAAGAATCCGAATTCTGCAAGTCCCATCCATGCAGGTGGTATATTTAAAAATTGTTTGGTCATTTAAGCTTGTGCTCCTCAGCTATTAAGTTTTATGTAAATACGAACGGTAGTCCGTTAATTGCAGTAAATGCTACTGCACATGCAAAAGTAATCTGATAGATCATTATGCTCCTTGGTATACTGGTGTCATTACTCCACCGCCTTCATCATCATCGTCATCATCTGATGCTCTTAAAAACAACTCTAACCCCACAAGGAATGCTACTGGATAAAAACACCAGAGTATTGCAGTGAAGGGTGAGATGTTTGATGCTTCAGCAATCATACGAATACACTTGTAAAAGTGCTAGATCCTAGTGCCAACATGAAAATATATGGCACAACTTTAAATGGCACAGGATGTCTTTTCATTACACGAAACCGGGAATGATTTGACCTGTTGTTAGGTAAGCACCTAATCCTGCGATGATACCTAGCATTGCTAGTCTACCATTAAGTTTCTCAGCGATAAGTTTTTCTGCTTCAATTCCTTTTTTGTAATTAGGTGTCATTAGAAAATACCGGGGATTACTTGTCCTGTTGTTGCGTATGCACCGACTGCTGCTACGAAACCAAGCATTGC